TAGTCTCTCATCGGTTTTTACCATTGTTCCTTTTACCTCAATTTGAGGCAAGCTAAAAGGTGGCTGGGGTTGCGGTAATGCTTCATCAAAAGGCAAGGCAATAGCCAGTTTCATAAGTGGCGAGCCTTTAAGAGTCAAGGAGTCAATGCCGTTATCTCTCAAAAACTGACGGGCTGAATTGAGGTCGGCAGGGCTGGCTTCCCCGCTACGAACCCTACTCAAGAACTCTTCTGCAAGCTCTTTGTGAAGGGTTTTAAGTGTTTCTTCTAATGAGTTCACGAATGAATCTTATCTTTTACAAAATCCCATATACGATTAAAGACAAAAATAATAACTCCAAAAGCTCCTAGAGTTTTCATTTGATGATTTTCAAGATGCTTCAATCTATTGTCGTGCTTTTCAAAAGTGTACTTAAACTCGTCTTGATTAGCTAAAATAGCATCAATCTTGCCTTCTATTCTTCCTATATCACGATGTAGTTCTTCGCTCATACTGGAATTGAATGAATTGTTATTTGAACAATAGGAGCATTATTTGTTGTATAGCCCCATTGAGAGTTCCACGATGAAGGCAGAGCAGAACTTAAAAGAGTAGTAAAAGTTCCACTTTGTATTCCCCAAAACGATTCGTTTGCGTTGTTTAGTGGATAATAATAATAATATTTGCAAGCTTTTGTTATTGTGCTCCCGCCAGTTGCCCCACCTTCTAAATTAAAAACGCTATGAGAGAAAAATTTAAAATCCGCAGGATATGACGGATTAAGTTGTATTAAAGTTTCGGGACTGGAAAATGGAGAATCTTCGGGGTAGTAATTTGAACTAAAAAGTTGTCCAGTATAATCTGTTACTGGTATAATTGTCATCCGTGAACCTGCTGCCGTTGTAAAAAAACAACTTCCAGAAAGTGTAATTAAATATCTTCTTGGTGTTAAATTGAGCTGATTATCAAAAATAATTTCTCCAGTTGCAGTATTTAACGAAATGCTGGGGTTGTCGTTTCTTATAGTTGAATTAAATGGTATATTAGAAATGGTGTTTTTAGTAAGTGGCAGAGCATTACCAGTAGCACTTCCTATTCCGTTGTCGCCACCTTGAAGGGGCGGTCTACGAAGAGCAAAAATAGAAAGTAAATCTTCTTCAATAACAGGGGTTGATTTTACTCTTATAGAAAAATTATAATGTCCGTTTTTAAGTGGTGTTGAATCGGTGTTAAAAATATCAAAAAATAGGGGTTTGCCGTGAAATTTATATAAATCATTTTGTGTAAAACCTGCATTAAAAGGTGCAACAGTTTTAAGTCCTAAAACCAATTCATTACTTCCATTTACTAGCGTTGTGTTTGCTTGATTTAATTGAATACATTCTGTAATATTAGCAAATTTACAAACTGCGTTTTGTGCAGTAATACTGCTTGCGTATAAAGAAAGACTTTTATCGGTAGGGTTAGCAACATCATTATCATAAATTATGGGAAAATTTTTGATCTTTGTGCTGGGGACAGAAGAATCCAACAAAGAAGAACCACTAATATCGTTAATTGCTAGTTTTGCAGAAGTAACAGCTCCATTTGCAATTTTTGCAGTTGTTACTGCGTTTGTGGCTAATTTTATATTAGTAACACTTGATGAAGCAAGTTTTACAGCGACAACTGAATTTGCTGCAAGATTGATGCTATTAACAGCCCCGTCTGCAATTTTAGATTCAGTAACACAATCTTCGCTTAAATTTTCGTTTAAAATAGAATTATCGGCCATTTTATTAGAAGTAATTGTTTTATAAGCAAGCTCATTTGCTGTTATTGACCCTGCTGTAACATTTTGAGGGCTTCCAACAATAGTTAAAGCGTCAACATAAGCTTTATTAACGGCATCCGTATTTGCTGTTGGGGTTGGTACATTTTTAAGTGTCCCACCATTCAAAATAATTTGAGTTGGAGATGTAATCTGTCCAGACACACTTAAATTAGTAGTTGTTATGCCTTGAGTTGCGTTTACAGGCCCATATAAAGTGCCTCCAGATATGTTATATTTGTTTGCAACAGACTGAAAAACTTCATTTGTTGTGTCAATTAAATCAAGGGCTTCAATAGCTTCTTGGCTAGTATACAGAGCCAATAGAGCAAGTTCATTTAAATTTTTTGATTCTAAAGTACTTCCATTTGAAAAATACAAATATTCAGAAGAAGAAGTTCTTCTAAAAATTGTAATTAAAAGTTGTCGATTTGCTACAATTTCTGGAAATGACGCAAACGAAGTAAATTTAATTTTATTTTGTCCGTTTTCATATTTAATATAGTAATTTAAAATAGGTAAAGAACCTTCTGAGCCGTCATTAGGATCACTAACTTGCGTCCAAGTTCGGATTGTGTTTGGAACAGCGTCTCCGCTGTCGATTGAAACAACTTTAATGTGTTCGTTTTTTAAAAATGGAAATGTAATTACATATTCGGATACACTTGAATTATACAATAAAGTGTATTTAACATAAGTATTTGCCATAACTTAACTTCCCTCTAATTGCTGAATCAGCCCCTCAACGCTTCTTCCAGAATCTCTTGCATCTTTTAACTGCTCAACAACTCTAAATTGAGTTTTAAGCTTTGGCAATTCATTCTGCAATTCAAACCTAGCTTTTTTACGATATACATTAAGAACTTTTTTAATTTCACTAATTCTTGGAGACTTATCAACATCAAACAAATTTTCATCTGGTAGCTTTTGGTACGCCTTACTTGAAATAAGCTTGTCTAAGGATTGGCGTAGAGTTTTTCCGTTTACCCGCACACTACCAGTAAGTTCCATATACCTGTCGTATCCCGTTTGACCATTAGGAAGCCTGTAATCAAGAAGCTCAATACCATTTACTCTTGAGCTGGGGTTGCGGAAGCCGTGATGAAGCTTAGAAAGCTCTGTAATAACCTTATCATTCTTATCTTCTGATAAGGCCGTAGGCAAAAAGTAGTCCACCAAAGAAGGGGAATTACGCCTTACCTTTTCTCCAAGCAGGTTTCTTTTTGCTTCAAGTCCGTTACCATTTGGGATTTTGGACATAATGGCATCGCTAATGGAGCGTATTTCAACCATTTCCTCATCTCTAAATATAGGTGCTAATCCACCTAGACCAGCTGGAATTAGGCTTGAAACTTTAGATTGCAAATACTTCTCTGCGTAGCGGTCTGGCTGTTGTAACAAATCAATAGCTTGATCTAATGATGCAACATAACTCTTATTAACTAAGTTAGCTGACATCGCTATTGTAATAGCTTGTGCAAACAGCTCAAACCCCTCTCCTCGCTTGGCTTCGTCAGCTCTGGACATAGCATCCAAAAAGTCTGCTGTTATACCGAAGAAACTAGCAAATGGGTCAAGTTTGGAATAGGAAACATACTTATCACCTTCGGGGGTAGGAATACGGATGCTTTGCGGTTGCCATCCAGTTTGCATAAGAAGCTTTCTTTCTTGTTCATCGGTTGGCCCTGTCCCTGTAATAACTCCGCTGGCTGAAGCCATAAGAGCCGTTGTGGATATTAAATTACCCATAGCAATTCGACCTTCCGCTGAAGCCATTCGTATAGGGTCTCCAGAAGTAATATCAGCAATAAGCTGTTTATGAAGCCCCTTTATAACAGGGATACGGGTTGTTATTGATGGAAATAGCCGTTGACCTACCGCTTTTAACACATTCATTGGCGTGTTTACAAACGGAAGAACCGCAATACGAATGAGGGGATATTGAGAAGCTAGAGAACTAATGGCTTGTGTAATCCCTGTTTCAACTTCATACCCCCCAGAAGCGTTTTTAACCAACACTCCCTGTCTAGTGAAAGTAGCTTCTTTAGCAAAGTCATCAGAAAGTTTTTCAAGTCTGGTCATTCTTGGTTGCCAAGTCTCGACCATTCTTTCTTCTAGTTCATAAGCATCAAACTTGTTTAAGCCCTGTTCTTTTGCTTGTTTTCTGGCTTGCCCCCGAATTGCCATTTCGCTGTTTAAAGCTCCATCTTGAGTAATAAGCTTGTCCAGACCTTCATCGACATACTTTGCAATTTCTTGTGGGGTTCGCAATCCAGCTTCCAAAGCTTCTCCGTGAAGATGAGCTGAAGCAAACGACCTAACTTCAATCTGTTTAAAGCCTTCGTCAATCGCTTGCATAAATCTTGTTGGGCTAGTTAGAAGAACATCAATACCTCTGAAGGCTTGTGCCAAAGTAGGAGACATCTTTTCAACACCATCAATTCCTCCAAGAATCTCTTTCTTGCCAACCTGCTCAGCAACAACGCTTGAAGCATTAATAAAGTTTTGACCTGCTTTAAGAGATTTGATTGTCCATTTAGTCGCCTCTCCAGCAAGCCGTGTGTAGTAACCAATGATACGAAGATTATCTTTAGCTTGCTTTATGTCGCCCTTTAACAAGCCTCCAACCGCTTTCTCCACAGGAAGGTACAAGGCTGTAAGAGAATTAGAAGCTAACTGCAAGGTTGCAAAAGTTTTTGGCTGACTCAACAATGCGTTGATTGTGTAAGTAGCAAGTCTGTCCAACCCTTTAGCTGGAGCATCTACAATTTTTGAAAATGCAATTTCGTCATTACCAGCAAGCTTGAGTTTGAGAGCAAGCTCCTCAAGACGCTTTAACCCTCCCTTTGAGTTTACTGCTCC